ATAATTGATGTGCGCGAAGACCTATTGTATAATGATATATTTGATAGAGATTTAGATATTTACAAAGATAAAATAGAAATTATCAAAGAATCTTTAGATATTGGTGATATTCATATTAAATATAATGAAATTTTATATATTTTCGAAAGAAAAACAGTTAGAGATTTGGTTTCATCTATACACGACGGCAGATATAGGGAACAGAAAGCGCGTATGTTATCTATATATGATAAATATCAACTGTCCTATATTATAGAAGAAGACGATGTTATATCATCTAAAATTTATTCAAATAAATCAATAATTCAAGGCGCCTATATAAATACAATGTTTCGCGATAATATCAGAGTTCTTTTTACTAAAAAGATTTGCGAAACAGCAACATTATTATTATCAATAGCGGTAAAAATAATAGAAAATCCCAAAAAGTTCATTTCTACAAAAACTAATGAAAATTCTGCGGATATCTGCTACACAGATTATGTTAAACTGAAAAAAAAGAAGATAGATAATATCGACGTCGACACTTGTTATATAATGCAGTTATCACAAATACCTCACATTTCAAATATTATAGCGAAGAATATCGCAAAGATATATCCTTCAATGCCTTATCTAATCACGCAATTAATAGATAATGAAAATAAAAATAAGGAATTATGTAAAATAGATGGGGTAGGCAAAGAAAAGGCTGCCGTAATAATCAAGTATTTATTTGGAGACAAATGAAAACTGCTTATATTCCGCTATAATATCTCTAAATATTCTAATATTATTAATAATTTTTAACTCTCCTATATTTTGATTATTGAATATATCATCTAATATGTTAGTTTCTTTGGATTTTTCCTTTTCCTTATAATATACAACGGCAGTATTATATTCTGTTATAAATTTCTTATTATTAACAGTAATTGCGTATTTTTTATTTTTGTCATAGTTTATAATTTTGCTTATAATATTTATAATCTCCTTATTCTTATCCTTACAATTATTTTTTTGGTATTTCCATAATTTATATGTTCCATCGCTAATATATGCCTCCGCTATAATAACCCCCGTTTTTATATTTTTAGTAATTTTAATATCTGCTTTAAATGTCCCTTCCTCAATACTTTTATCAGATTTCTTCAATTTCTCCTTCTCCGTACTAATTATCTCCTCGCGACCTTCTGCGTTATTAGCGTTATTCGCGTTATTCGCGTTATCAATAGCATAACTAGGATTCGCATTAGTAGTCGCTATAGAAGCACGCGACGCTTTGGAAACTTTTCTAACTTTAGGTTCGCTTAAGACATTAATATATTTATCAAATAATAATTCTTTAACTGCCAATAATTTTAGATTATCTAATCGATTTTTTCTGCGAATATTATCTTGATACATCGGTTTAGATAATAAATCTCTATCAACATTCTGCCAATATTCATCATCTTTATCATAACCCGGCAGTTGATCAATACATAGAGCATATAATTGTATAATAGGTTTCATTATTTGATTAGTTATATAATGGAGATAATCAGGTGTCAAATTATTTTCCACAATATATTCTGGATTTTCTATTCTATCGCCTTGAAGTGAATTTGGATTATTCGTTTTAATATATACAAACGGGATACGTTCATTTACACAAGGGCGATTTCCGGGATCACGTGCCCCAATTCTATCCGCCAAAACCTTATGGGCTATTTTTGAAGGATCTTTATAAGATGCCTTAATACTTTTTGTAATAACTAATTCTTGTATAGATGTTTTGCCCTCTACTAGGTCTTTCAATTCTTCATTAAGAAACTCGATAGATGCCGCCAAATCTTGTTTTTTTAATATGATATCTATAACTCCTCCATATACTTTTTTAACAATATGAGCATTGTCGCGCCGTTTCAACACAATTCCCATAGATTTTTGCTTATAACTATTAACATCCGTTTCATATAAATTACCAACATATCTCTTTTTACTTAATAATATGAATGGATATAGTGATTTTTCATAATTCAGTTTTTGCGGTTTAGGCATTATTTTAGCAATCTCTTTCTCTACTATTTTTCCCATTTTAATAGCGTAAGGCAGAGCGTCTTTTCCTAATACTATATTTCCTTCCTCGTCTTTCAACGGAAATTTACAGAATATCGAATCTGTATCACCATATATTACATCGGCACCATAATTATCCTCGACAAATTTCTTTGCCAACATAATCATTTCTCTTCCTGTAGCAGTAGTACATGCCGCTATTTCTTTCAAATATATAGATGATGTCCTTGCGCCAATTTGGCCATAAAGAGAGTTCGCTGTGATTTTATAAGCAATCTGTCGAGAATCCAATACATCCTGTTCAAAACTATTGTAAGTATCTTCGATAGATACAACAGAATCTTTCGGAATGTTATAATTTTCCCCAGTATCTATATTAAATATATTATAGATATCTCCTTTATCACTACAAAATCCGGTATAAGTATTTTTGTCATCTTTTACTGTCTTGTATTCTATTTTTTTCCTCGTATTTTTTCTTTCAATTAAAAGCATGTCTAAAATATCGGCGATGATACCTTTGCGACCGTCTTTATATTGTACAAATGTACATTCTTTCTCTCCAACTTTTTTCTTCTTATCTCCTTTACCTTCATATATATCATAATATATATTTTTATATTCAATATTAGGATCAGATACCCTATATTTTTCGTCCATCAAATAACAATCGTGAGATAAATTATTAGAAATCATAGATGATGGGTATAAAGAACCGTAATCAAATACTACAATAGGGTCATTTAAATATATCGCTTCTTTCGGGTCCAATACTACAGCACCTTCATATCCATCTTCAATATCTATAACATCGTTATCATAGGATTTAATAGTAGGAATTAGTGTATTTTTTTCCATACATTGTTTTGCGATTAGAGAGAAGATTTTGATACCTTGCCCCCTGCGAAATAGGAAATTAAGAGGTACTAAACAAACATTCCCCATACCAATATTATTCTCTATAATTTTTAATTTATGAATAAGACGATTAACTAAACAGCAATCTTGAATACAATATTTGGCAATTTCACATCTATCTTTAGAATCGCCCTTAAATTTATTGAATATTTCTTGAGGTTTTAAATCATTCTTATTATCACCCAAAAATATTGACGCAACATTATCCAATTTATAACTGTCCAACTTTTGTTCTCGTTGCATAACTTTAAGCAGGTCAATTAATACAACGCCGTCCATATCAATATATTTAAGGATATTGTCTCCGAGGGCGGATGAAGATAATTTTTGCTCAACAAGAGATGTTTTGCGAGTTATTAATCTTCCCCAACCTATACTATAATCTTCTAAAATACCCAGTTCTTTCGCTCTATCCCAAATATAGGGCATATCAAAACCAAATATATTATAACCAGTAACAATATCCGAATTTAATTCATTCATCAATTCCTTCCATTTTATCAACAACTCTTTTTCAGTATTACACGAGATAACATCGCAATCTTCAATTAAATCGCATGTATCCAATGTGATAATATTTTTATATACTATTTTTTCTGAACCGTAAATATGGACCGTCGTACCTATTTGAATAATCTTATCTCCCTCCAAAGGTACCAATAAATTATCTAAAATTTTAGCCAACTTCGTTTCTTCTTCATTCAATTGGGCGATAGTCATATTACCCTCATTTTCATCTTCTGCTTCTTCGGTATTTTCTTCGTCGCCGCCAGAAGATTTAACAGATGCCGATATTTTATCCAAAATAGATATTATATCATTCATTTTATCTTTCAAAAGCGTCGGAATATTATCAATATAATTACTACTTATTTTTTTCTTTGTATATACGCGATTAATTTTTAAATCAGTCGCCTCATCTATTACGATATCCTTTTTATAAATATTTTTCAACCAGTATATTATAAAATCGCTAGTATATTCATAACCTGCTTTTGCGACTAATGCCAAATCTTGCGCGACCTTACTATAATTCTTTATCGCCACGGGAAAATCACCATGACTACTAGTACATTCAATATCAAAAGATGTAATCAGAATAGGAGCAATTTTATTAATATCTAGTGGAATTACGTTCTTACCATCAACACTAATATTATAATTACATCTCCCCGAATCTTCGGCGATATTATATTTTTCAATTCTAACCCATCCACATGGTTTAATATTTTGAATGTGGATATATTTGAGAAACGGGTCAATATTGCTTTCATACGCTTTAAATCCTTGCTTTTCTAGAGATTTAAAATAATATTTGAGATTATTATATAATTTCAATGATTTTACAGATACTTTAATAAACCGAAATAGTTTATTGTTAGTAAATCCCCAAAAGTCTTTTCTTTCTACTACTGAAATATTAGAGAAATGAGACAACATATTATGAGGAATGATTTTTTTATCGTATTTGTTCCCTTTGAACTGTGCAGTATATTTATCATTTAGCATAGTATTTTTAAGTTTTGATACATTCGCCTCAAAAAGATTGTCGCTATAACTTTCCCAACTTTCAGGAGGTTTGATATAGAAGAATGGTTTAAAGCAATTAACGGTAGTTGATATAGTAGCGCCATTATTACAAATACCATAAAGTATCATTGAATATATTTCGTCGAAATCTTTTTCCTTATTTCTGTCATTTTCGGGAATATAGATATCTGTAATTTGAAATTCAATGGGTTTATTGTCTAGAGGTTCGTAATCTTTTCTTGGTTTATCCATTATAACTAGATAATATCAATTATTTAAATATAAATTATAGGTAATCAATTTTTAATTTATAATAAGTAATAGAAGAATGGAAATAAATATAGATGGATTAATTATTATAATTGTGACATTAATAGGAATTTATTATATTTATAATTATTATGCTAATTATGGATTAATAACAGTTAAAAGTAAGATAGATAATAAGGAATATGTTGTACAAATTAAGGAAGATGCGCAAGAAGCAGCGAATTTAATCGCTAAAATAAGGGAAAGATTAATAACATTAATGGAACATTTGGAAAAATCATTTGGTATAAATGATAATCGCGTAAGATTACTAAAAAAGAACTTTAGACCAGACAGATTAAAAGAGGGCATTGATACGCCAGGATATACGAGTTATTCTGTAAATAAGGGCGAACAGATTGTTTTATGTCTTCGCAATAATGATAAATTAGTTGATATAAATACTATGTTTTTTGTTGTATTACACGAATTTGCTCATTTATCCACAGAAAGCATAGGACACACTGAAGAATTTTGGGACAATTTTAAATGGATATTGGAAGAATCTATAAATATAGGCATTTATGTAAAACAGGATTTTAAAGTTAAAAATGTAGAATATTGCGGTATGACAATAACATCCTCGCCATTAGAATAAATTAAGGTCAGGCGAAGGATTCGAGATTCGAGATATAGATAATATATAAGATAAATATATAATATCTATATTATAATATAATGAATCAATTGGTGGTATATAATAAAGATAGTAATCAGTTTGAAGTATTCTTATATATAATATTTATATTTATGATGATTAGTAAGTATTATAATGATAATATCAATATTGATATATTGCGGAGAAAAATAAATCAATATACAAATTGGAATATATATTTGATATTTTTAAATTACTTATTAATTAACTATTTTGGTATTAATAATCTATTAATAACCAAATTTATCGCCAATAATTCTTTAAATATATTTATAATATTTCATAGTTTTATGTTATATGATAGCAGAATATTATTTCAAATTGTAGATAGTAGCAAGCCATTTATTCTTAATAAAATTATAAAATGTGTTTCTGATAAAAAATTATTACAAACTGAATATATGATATGTAATATAGTATTTCACGTGCTTCCCGTGTATTTTTATAGGGATACTATTATACATTATAAATCTTATGACGACACTAAAAATATGTATTTATATACTATAATATTTAAGTTTATGTGGACGCTAAATATTTTCGGAAACTATAATTTTATGTCTATTTATATACCATCTTTTGAATTTTCTAATATTAAGTTAATAAATGGTATAGTCGTATGGGATTATATTTTAGATAATACTATGATGAATCTATCTAAATCGCGGTTTCATGGTATTATATAAAGAATAAGGGTAATATTATTAATTATAATATGATACCTAAAATAATACATCAAACTTGGAGCGATGACCCTGTGCCGCGAATAATTAATTATATACGCGATGAAAATGCGAAACTATTAAAATCTCTAGGGTACGAAATCATTTTATGGACTGATAAGATGATATTAAAATTAATAAATGACGAATATCCTGATTTTTATAAAATATATAATTCAGCACGCACTGGCGTACAGCGGGGGGATATCGCGAGGATTCTGATAATATATCACTACGGTGGTATATATATAGATTTAGATGTATTAGTTTTACGAGATTTCTCGGAACTCCTAGATATGACTAGAGATACGTTTTATATTAGTTATGAACCTGCGGAACAAACAAAATTAATATATAACAGTGATAGATATATATGTAATGCATTTTTTGCGGCAAATAAAAACAACAATTTTTTACATAAACTTTTGCGCAATATACCAGAATATATAAATAGACATGGTTATGATTTATTCTCTAAATTTGATATATTTGGGGGATTTTATATATTGACAAATATAAATAATTATGATAAAGATAAGAAAGACAATGATATATTTATAATAGAAGACAGGGAATTGATATATCCTATAAATGATTTGAAATTAGAAAATATTCCTTCGGCAAACAAAGATTGGCGCGCGGTTAGAACTGGTAAATATACTATAAATCCTATAATGATTCATTATTGGATACACGGAGATTTTGAATCTAAAAATCTTCTCAAATTATTTAAACCAGATGCCAATTATGATATACATAATAATATGTATATATTTTTTAAAATACTATATCCTAATGTAGAAAAAATTGATAATCTCTCTTAATAGTAAGAAGTTTATGTTATTAATAATCCTGCTATTATTGTTTCAAATGAGTTATGTTAGAACGTTCACAAAAATGCAGTACTCAAATATTATTAAAGATACAATATTAAATGATCCGAAAATGCCAATGATTTATACTAATAAATATTTGAAAAAGAGTTTAGCGAATACTGTAGCGAATTGTAATTACAACAAACAATTTGTTTCTGCGGAGCATATATACCCGCAATGTTTATTAAATATTAAACAGTCTAATGATATGCATAATATTATAAAAACTATTAATACATTAAATGCGAATAGGTCGAATTATAAATTTCACGAAGATTATGATATTAAAAATAAGAACTGGCTAGAACTAGAATGTAATAATTATGTGAATCATAAGGATAAAATATTCGTGCCGAATAATGATTCGCGCGGTATTATATCAAGAGCGATTCTTTACATGTATAAAGAATATAATTGTAATCCAAATAAAATAATAGACGTAGAAATTTTGAAGAAATGGTATTATAACTTTTCGCCGTCAATAGAAGAAAGATATCATAACGATATTATTAAAAGGATACAAAATAAGAATAATATATTTATATCGAATTATAATAAAAAGAATAAGGGTATTAAAAAACTACTAGATACATTATAAAATTATGTATTACTGTAATGTAATACTGTGATATCATTAAGATTTATTATGGGATGGGATGGACATATAATAAAAAATGATATTAATATAAATTATCTTATTTTTATAATGAATCTTTTAAATGAAGAGCAAAAATATGCGTTAAAATGTGTTAGCGAGGGGAACAATATATTATTAACTGGTTCTGCGGGAACTGGAAAATCTTATACAATCAAATATATTATAGAATATTTGAATAATGCGAATAAAAAATATGCGATTACGGCATCTACGGGAACTGCTGCTGTTATTATAGGAGGTCAGACATTACATTCGTTTTTAGGACTTGGATTAGGAACAGGTACTGTTAAGGAAATATTAAATAATATTTTGAAGAATAAGAAAAAACACGAGAGTATCTTAAATCTCGAAGTATTAATCATTGATGAAATTTCGATGATTGATAAGGACTTGTTTGAAAAAATATCTCTTATATTAAGTATTATAAAATCAAATGATGTATATTTTGGTAATATTCAGATAATTTTAGTAGGAGACTTTTGTCAATTGGCGCCCGTAAAAGGCAAATACTGCTTCTTGGCGGATATATGGAATAAGATGAATATTAAAATTGTATTATTGGAAAAACTAATAAGACATGACGAAGATTTGTTATTTCAGCAAATCTTAAAAATTGTTAGGAAAGGCAGATGTACTGATAATATTATAAAGGTTTTGAATAAATTAAAAGATACAGAATTTGAAAATGGAATTATACCTACAAAATTATATCCTATAAATGTTAATGTTGATAAAATTAATAATATAGAAATAGAGAAATTGAAGGCGTGCGGAAATATATCTAAAACTTATACAGCGATATCAAGTTCTGATAAAGAAAAGGAGGTAGGCAAATTCACTATAGAATTGACATTAAATGCGCAGATTATTATTATAAGAAATATAAATGTTGAAGAATCTCTTGTTAATGGTACGCGAGGAATTATTAAACATCTCGGAAATGATTTTGTAGTAATTAATGATATTAATGGAAATATTCATACTATCAAGTATTTTACGGACACTTTTAATAATAGTATATCTTCTAAAAGTTCCTACATAATACATATGCCTATTAGAATCTGTTACGCATTATCTATACATAAATCTCAAGGAATGACAATAGACGCATTAGAATTAGATTTAGGCCCTAATATATTTACTTGCGGTCAATCATATACCGCATTATCGCGTGCTAGAAAGTTGAGTTCTATTAAAATAATTGATATAGATAAAGATTCTTTTAGAACTAATATAGATGTTAAAAATTTTTATAAAGATTGTAATAAATAATCTTAATAATTATTAGATATAAAAATGAAAGAAGCGTTTGTTTCACAAAATGAAAACGATGATATAGTAAAAGATGTATTTACAATATTCGGTTATTCAATAGTAAGTATAATTATTGTATTATCATTATTATGGGGATACAATACAAATACAAATCTTTTTGTAGCGATTTATGCTTTAATTGTAATTTTATATAATGTTATTATTATTTCTATTGTTGTAATGAATAAAAATATATATGATTCTTCTAGTTATACTATAATATTTGGAACAACTATATATTCTATATTTTTAACTTTCTTTGTAGGTGTTTATTTCGCATATAAATATTTCATGACTTCTTCAAAAGAACCAAAACTTATTCAGACTGTTAATAATTCTTATAATTATTAAATATTATATGTACCCGGTGTATGATATGATATAGAGTATTATAAATAAAGATGCTGTTTTAATGTATATATCTAATGATAAAATATTTTCTTGTAAATATTCTGGTATTTTATCGTATATATTATTAATTATTCCGCTAAAATAAATTAGAAATACTATTATCACTATTATAAGATTTTTTTTTATTAATTCAATATCTATATATAACATATAGTCGTTTTTATTTTGCGAATATGAAATGTGCGATGGATGTTGAGTGTAGGGATGTGAAGGATATGATATTTGCGAAGGATGCGAAGATGGTTGTGTGGGATATTGCGAATTAGGAGGATATTGTAAATGAGGAGGTAATGGAGGATGTTGTAGATACGATGGGCTATTTGGAGAATTTATGGGACCCAAATTGATATTATCATTTATAGTATTTTGCGAATTTACGTTCATATCTTTATTATTTTTAGATATTAATATTTCATCTCTAAATTCATTAAGAACATCTTGTACTACCGGGTCATTTATATCATTATTTTCGCCACTAACGCTCATTTGATATTATTATGATAATCTAATATTATATTATATTTAGATATTGAATATAATTACGCAACATAATTATATTATATATAATTATATTCAACATAATTATATTATAATTATAATGTTGCTAAATCCGGATTATTTAGATTATTTGCTTATAACTAATAATATAAAAATAAGGAAGTGTTTTCATATAGGTGCTCATAAGTGCGAAGAGGCGCCTATATATAATAAATTGGGGTTATCAGATGATGATATAATATGGATAGAGGGAAATAATGATATGGTGGAGATTTCTAAAAATAATAATATTAAGAATATATATAATTATATTATATCAGATAAAGATAATTGCGATATAATATTATATAAGGCGACCGATACATCTTCATCATCTATATTAGATATGTATAAACACAGCGAGGTTTATCCGACAATATCATATGTAAATAGCGTAAAATCCAAGAGTATTACAATAGATACTTTTTTAAATTTATATAATATAAATAAGGTGGAATATGATTTCTTGAATATCGCCATTCAAGGAGCGGAATTACTCGCACTAAAAGGCGCTCTTAATTATTTGAAATATGTTAAAGTAATATATATAAAAATACATGAAATGGAATTGTATAAAGGTTGTGCGAATGTAAAAGAACTAGATGATTTTTTAGGACATTATAATTTTAGGAGAATTATTACTATTATGACAGATAAGGGTTGGGGGGACGCATTATATATTGCGTCTTAAGGTTTTCGATAGGTACTCGATAGGTACTCGATAGGTACTCGATAGGTACTCGATAGATTATCGCGATGTTCTCACGTTTTTGACGCCTCTTTAGCGACATTCGCTTCTTTTGCTGCTTTTACTGCTTTTGCGTGTTTAGATTCTTTAATTTTATTACATCTTCCTGTAATCGCATTTCTTATTTCACCTTCTTTACATTTTTTAACACATTTTCCTGTTTTTGGATTAATTTCCTCACCTTCAGGGCATTCTTTAGTATCTTTATTAAGTTTAGGTAATTTATTAGGAGGTTTTGGAGGAACCATAGAAATTTCTTTAGGTTCGGTAGCAGTCGGTGCGCTTGGAGCACTCGGAGCACTTGGTTGAAGTTTGGGTTCATTTAGTATTTTAGGAAGTTTTTTGGGTTTTGTAGGAGGTTTAGGAACCATAGGTTCTATAACATTTTCATTAGGAACAGAGGGTTGTATAACAATGGGTTCGGTGGGTTCGGTAGGTTCAGTAGGTACTATAGGTGGATTGGTGGGCGCGGATGGTTCTTTGGTAGATTGTACAGGTTTAGGAACTTTCTTGGGTACTGTAGGAAGTTTAGGAGCCTTTATTACCTTGCGTTCTTTAATATCTTTAGGATATTTTTTAGGTTCTTTTGGAGGCACAGGTTTTAATAGAGCAGGTTCTACGTCATTATTAACATTATCCAATGATACCAATGATATATTTTCATATGTATAGATATCAGGTATATCTTCGGCTTCGTATTTATGTTCCAAATATTTACGAACAGCACCTTTAGTTTTATCTTTTTCTATTTCTCTCATTAATTCTGCTTTTACAGATAAATAGTTTTCATAACTTATATGCGCCAATTTTCTTTTATTTTCATAAAGTTCTTCATATTTGTTTTTTTTTTGAAAAGTAATATCTTGCTGATTATTAATATTATCAAGATATATCTTAATATCCGCTTTTAAACTATTTATATCATTTGTATTATTGTTTGCGATATTTAATATTTTTTTTTCAATATTTCTTAATATATCCATTTAATAATATTGAGGATAAAAATAATTAAGGTAATATAATGTCTTCAAACATTCCCCTATAAAATGTTTGAAGACTTTCATCGGGTTTCAATTGTTCTTCATATGTACTTCTAGGTACGTATTTTACTACTACCTTCTCCTTGCTACAAGTGTGCTTTTTACTATAATACCCTTGAACTATTAATATAGTACCTATAAAAAGTAAAAATATAGCGATTGCTTTCATTTCTTAATTATATAATATAGTTTATTTTTAAGTATTTCTTTCACTCCAAGCATCAACTTTCTCAATTTCTTCTTTAACCGCATCCAATTCTACAACATCGTTATTTTCATTACTCGCTTCTACATTATCGCCAACGGGCGCAGCATTTGAAGCGAATGTCTGTTTTCTATTCTCGAATACAATATCGCGATTATCCATATTCTTCTTATATTCTTTCATGAGAGTATTCAATTGCGTTTCCGAATATTCTTGATTTTCAAGAGATTCCGGATTTGGAGACCAAGGACACCAGCATCCAACTTGCGCAATATAGATATTGAATTTATTGTCTATTTTTTTCAAAAATTCACTACGGATTTTTGCCTCTTCAATAGTATCAAATGTCCCTCGTACTTTAATACCGCGCATAGAAGTAATGAAATTATTTTCTTTATGATAATTCGCCTCCAATTCATCGTTATTTACTGATTTATAAAAAGAGTATTGTTCGTTCATCTCTTTAGGGTCAAAGAGGTATGAATGATTATCTACGATAGTATCAACCATATCTTTTTGCTCGGGATTTTTTTCTTTAATTCCATCGAGGAGTTTTTTCATATCATCGGAGAACTTTTGTATAAATTTATTAAAAATATATGCTTCCTTATTTACAATAACATCTTCGGGACTCAAAAAAGACAATAGAACGAAGTTTTGGCCACGGATAGGTTTATCTTCATCCAAATAATCAACTTCCTTTGTAGAAACCACAGTATTATCTTGAGCGCTGGTCATCTTATTTATATTCTATCTTATATTATAAATATATATTTAAAATCTTATATATTTTTGTAAAAAAATATCTTATAATAATAAATGTCTATCAAGAAATACGATGATTTTAACTTATTATTATATAATATATTAAAATATGCCGTCCAAGCCCTTATAATAGCATTCGTGGCATTATTAATACAAAATAATCGCTTCGATGTCGCCAAATTACTAACACTCACTATATTAGTTGCCCTAATATTATATGTATTAGATTTATTATCAAATAGATTTTCTATTTATCAAAATGATAGCAAAATAGGGCTTAAAAATAGCAATCAATTTATGTTAATATAAAATAGCCCTTGATTTATTTTTAATATTTATATAATTTCATTAGGAACATGAAATAATATTATATACATTGAAACAAGTATTATATATGTTAAAAATATTGATTGAACTAGTATAAATAATTCCTCGTATATTAGAGTATTCCGAGGCATATTATAGTGATATAAATAGCGCGAAATATCATTTTTTAAGTATATCTATATATATCTATATCCTTAATCTATCTAGAAAATGTTAAAAATATTGATTTGAAATTTGAGTACATAACTTTTTTTATTTAGAAATTTCTAGAAAACTTTTGGAATATTAGAAAATAAAAAGTTATGTACTCAAATTATAAAAAGCAAATTTTAGAAAAATCTGGTTTAGATATAAGATATAGCAAGAGTATATAAGAAAAACCCGGTATAGCGAAATATTATTATTAGAAATATAGAAATTATACTACAATCGATTTCTGTATTTGAATAAATTCGAGCGCTTTATTATAGTACTCTTCGTTTAATTCAATACCAATAAATCTCCTATTATTTTTTATTGCCGCTATTCCAGTGCTACCTACACCCATACAATTATCCAAAACAGTTTCTCCTTCATTTGTATATGATTTTATTAACCATTCTAGCAGATCTACTGGTTTTTGTGTTGGATGCGCAGGTCTTTCAACACGGTTAAACTTAAGGACAGTTGTAGGAAGTCTTCTACCATCACTAACAGATACATTTTCTTTATGAGTTCCATAATTACTCTGTCTATCTACGGCACTTTGCGTATTCCAACGTTCGTATGGACTGCTATACCAATATAAAATATTGTATGTAGGCTGTTTTTTGTAAAATATACAAATATCCTCATTTGTTTTCATAGGTTTTCTTTTAGCATTTAGGAAATCGCTAAATTTATTTTTCTCCCATACTAAACAATATCTAAAATGTTTCATATTACTTGATATGAGCGCCGTAGTGAAAGGTTGGCAACTAAATAGTATAATTGCCCCATTATCCTTTATAATCCTATTATATTGTTCCCATAATTTATCAAACGGGATTATAATATCCCATTTATTTTTCGTGACTCCGTAAGGTAAATCGCATAGTATTAAATCTACAGATTTAGTTTCTATCTTTAACATCACATCAAGACAATCTCCGCAGACTAGACATATCTTCTCTTTTTCTAGATATTCTCTTGTTATTAAATCTTCCGTATTGGCATTAGTATCCACGGGTATATCTTTGATATAAGATATCAGTTTGCCCTTATTTTTATTCGAATATCTAGTTATTTTATGTTCCTTACAATAAGATATTAGTTCCTTTAAATTCATTTTTTCAAAATCTATATAATTAATACACGCATCATTTACTGTTTCCATATAAAATGTATTTATATTATCACTATTATTTATATAATATATGATAATATTTTTCAAAAATTACTTAATTGCTTTGCTACTTGATATTATTTATTATAAGTCCCTTATAAAATATCCACTATAAAGATGGTATTATTTCATAATTCAAATCAACACATATCTTTTTCCATATTTGGTCTTGAACATAAAGTTTTTCCCTACTTTTTAACAACGGGAAATACTTCAAATATTCGTTTAATCCAAGTATTTGAAAAAATTTATAAAGTACATAACTATATGATAAGAAATTCTTTCTATCTTTAGGGCAATGTTTCAAAAACGGCGCTTGAATGCTTCTAAACATATTACAGAGTTTATCTTCTAATTCGGGACTAAATTGCGGTGTGGGTATTCCATTAATTCTATTTATAATATAATTAATATGTTCATAATATTTATTAATTCGCAATCTTTTAAGAATATCCCTCATTTTTAAATAAGTTATTTTTTTCAAATCTATTATTTTCTCTTTCTTAATTTCCGTTAAAATTTTTTCAAATATTTCATCCGGTATATCTGTACTTTCTTTTCCTTGTACTTGATTACACCATTCTCTAAAATGATTTATTCGTTTATAACAGAAATGCGAAGTATCCTTCGTATTCTGTTTTAATATTGGTCTATTCTGCTCAACTAACAATAGTTCTTGATATCCGCAATAACCGCATACTATTATGGCATCATGTTGAAGACATGTCATATTATTTTTACATATTTTACATATCTCTATATTTTCGTCTTCTACTGTTCTTACATATTTGTTATTGATTATCGCCATATATTTATCTACTAAAGTACTTTTATCATATACCTTACAGTTGTTATTATCTTCTTTATCGTCGCATTTGTATTCTTCGGGTTTTTCGCTTTCTATATTTTCGCATTTATCGCTATCTTTAGATATATTTTCTAATACTATTTTTTTATTATCTATATTATTTAGAGCCTCTAATACATTTATTGTATTACAAAATATAGTAATATTTCGCTTTTTTTTAGAATCTTTTTTATATATCTTCGGTTTATTACAAGCCTCCTTGATAAAATTAATATTTTGATTAATATCAGATTGTTTATTTACCGTATCATAATATTGAAATAATATATCACTGGTATTTTTATAATATTCAATTTCGT